GAGACATGTTCAGTTACACCTACGTTTAGTAGTCGGATACCTGCACCACTTGCATAAGTCTCGAACTGTACTTTTGCCTTAGTGCCGTTACCCAATGCACCGTCTTTCTCAAAGTCCCACAACCGTCTGTTGTCTTTGCCCTGAGTTAGATCTACAACTTTAGGAACGCCACCGTAATCAACCTCTACAGGATCTCCTGTCTTACGGTCAGTAAAAGTTTTAACGTCACTCACGGCTCGTTTGAGGCGCATAAATTTACCAATGCCATAATCTGAGTTACCCTCAAGAATACGATCACTGTTCATAGGTTTTGGGTCAAGCCCACCTGCGATTAATTCTTGAATTTGGTTTTCGTCTGTGAAGTAACCGTTTACAGCGTACTGACCACCCTTCTGAAAGATTGCCTGTGCAGCACGAGGTCCATCAGGGCTTCCCATATCTGCGTTTTGAGGAAATACTTTTGCATATTCAAGAACCATATCCATAGTATATTTTGTCATTCGAGTGTCCTTTCTAGACTCTGGTAATTATATATAAGTACTTTTTTGAGAGTTTGTAACACAAAATGTAAAAAATATTTTAGTGTATCTCTGCATACGATTTGCCAAACTGTGCGTCTACACCTAAAACAACATTTAATTGTAGTTCTTGGTTCACAGATTTGATTGCTAAATCCATCATGTTTTCAATAACATCTTCTTTTCCCTCTTCAGTTAAAGCTATCACTTCATCATGGAATTGACCTATGGTCTGTATTCCCATCTTACGGCATTCTTTTACCCAACTGTCGAAACAATAGACCCCTGTTCCCTGATTTAGAGTTGAGAACCTGTCCTTGTCAGACCGTAAACTGTACCAGAACTTTGAAACTGGGTTTTGTATCCATTGTGATCCGTTTACCTCTCTTATTGTAAGATTGTTTGCTACCTTCTGTACTGCCCAGTTACGTGACCAAAAGGCATCTAGTAAGCTCTGGGCCTCAGACTTACTCATACCTGTCTCACGAGCCAGTTTAGAGGCTCCTACACCATATGTAGCAGAGTAGTTAACCACCTTATAATTCTTACGCAAGGCTTTCAGTGATCTTTCACCAGAGTTGTGTTTGTCAATATCATCTTGTGTAACAATACCTGCATGTTTTGCTAGGTCAAGGTGTGGATCAAAACCATCCTTGCTCATTTCCTCTACATAGTCTGGATCTAGTGGTTTCATGTAGTGACGTTTCGTTGTGTCTTCTAAGGATGTCATATCAGCACCGCACAACGTATGACCCTCTGGAGCTACCAGACAACCTCTAATCTCTTTTCCATAAGGTCTGTCAACGGAAGGCAGATTGACAAGTGGCTTGGCGTGTCGAAACCGTAGTGTATTTGTAAAACCTGCGATAGACGCTTTGACATAGCCATTTCGCTCTGATTCCAACATAGACTTGAGTATGCCAATCCTATGAGTGAGAACTGACAAACCATCAAGAAGAGCAATACTAGGTTCAATCTTCTCAAGTTCTTTAACTGACGAGCATAATTCTCCATCTTTCCTCACCTGTTCTATCTTGCGTTCACTTCTATCATCTTCCCTCACGTATTTGAAGGTTCGAGGCTTCCACCCCAGAGAGTCGAGCCAATCTTTGACTTGTACCATACTGTTAGGGTTAGCAAGTTCTTCCCCTGATTTGACCACCATACTCTGTGTAGAAACTGGTTGCCTCTCCTGTTTGCAAAGCTGTACCCATTTTTCCCCATGTGAAGACAAACTACCGTCTTTTTTGTGCATGTTCTTTGGTCGGGTCTTGGTAGTAAATAATATACGTTTTGGCATTGCATTAGCCAGAGCTTCGATTTTGTCATTCTTTAACCCTTCCCATTCCTCTAAGTGGGTCGTTGCTTTTTCTACATCTAATTTCCACTGGATGGCTTCTTGTTCTGCTGCACACTGCATCTTGAACATCAGGTAATCAACAAACCTATTTTTATCTCTTTGATCTGGATACAGCTTCTCTAGTTTGTAGTTTAGACGATTGAACAACACAGTATTGATGCGAACATCTTCATCACAACGGTGTGCATATTCCTCTGGGGATAGGTTTTCCCAATCGTCAATCTTTGGCTTTGGTACACCAAACTCTTCACCATAACTAGCAAGCCCATGACTAGGACGATAGAAGTCCAGATACCATGACAAAGGCAATGTGTCGATCAGCCTTGCTTTTACTTTGATACCTAGCACTTTTTCCACTGCAGGGATGTCAAAGCGAATAATGTTGTGACCAATCAGTATTGGTGATTCCGTAAAGAATATACGCATAGCCTCGTAGTCGTGCGTATGATGTACTTCTTTGTCTTTACCTAACCAAGACAACACATGAACCTTTGTGCTATCTAGTCCGTCTGTTTCTATATCAAATATACTCATAATACCTCTCGTAGTGTAAAGCTATCAGAACTAAATCTCATCTTGCCGCCTCTTCCTTCTTCACTGCAGGGGCGGTTTTTTTGTACGCTGATGTAAGTTGTGTTGCGCTCCTCTGGATCGTCAGCTTCTTTGTCACGAGCTAGGTCAAGTATAACCGATGCACGTTGACCAATCATCTTACAATATTTTGGATCACCATTTTCATTTGTGTGTGCGATTGTCACGATACCCACGTTTAGTTCTGCAGCGAGTTTAGATAACCTGATAGATAAGTCAGCAAGCATAGCCTCTTTGCTCTCTTCTGATGTACCTGCAACTACATCCTGTATCGGTTCAAAGAATACAAACTTACAATCACAGGCTTGACTGAAGAAACGTATCTGATCACACAGTTCATCAGCACCCTGACCATCAGACAGATAAAACTGATACAGGTTTTCATCCTTCGTAATTCCCTTGATGGCCTCTACGACTAATTCCCCTGCGTCCTTATCCTCAATCAAATCCCTTCGAGTAAGGTTGTCACCAACGTGATAAGACACAAGCCCAAGGAGAGATCTTAGTTTTGTCTCTTCGAGATGCCAAGTTGCAATCGGTATTTGACGCTGCAACATATTGTATTCGAGGTATCGCATAACCTCAGTCTTACCAATTCCTGTTGGGGCTTTGATAACTGTGAAGTGTCCTTGCATCAATCCAAGTATCTTATCATCTAGAGATTGAATACCTGTCGGAACATACTGATGTTCTGGAGTATCGTGATACAACGATAAGAATTGTTCAGACGTATTGATAACATTCTCTGGTGTATGCTTTTGTGGCTTGAACCATGCAGACTTAAATTCCTGTATAGCACCTGCCTGTAAGAAATCATTAGCGTCTTTGTATTTATCATGGGGGACACGATAGACCTTGTTAGGAAACAGTCTAGCCATGCGATCAGCTACAGCATTTCCTGCTTCATCGTTATCAACAGATAACACAATACGCTCAAAACTATTTAACCAATCTGCACAGTTCTCCCAGAGCTTCTTAGAGGGCGTTGCAGAGGGTAAAGAGACAACAGGGTTGATGTAATTGCTCTTAAGTATTTGGGCTACTGAGAGAGCGTCTAGTTCGCCCTCAGTTACTGTTACAGTTTTAGAACAACCTGCAGTAAAGAAGTTCATACCAAATAATTCGTCACCCCTAAAACCATCTTTAGTGTAGAAGGCTTTGTCTTCTAACCTACGAACCTTAATTCCCCCAGAAGGGTAAACATATTCTTGTCTATCTTTAAACGTAAGAACATTGAAGTCTTTCATTGTTGCTTCATTGATTCCACGCATCTTTACATAATTTCCATCAGAGGGGGTTTCCCTCTTTAGATATGCAACATTCATACCCTGATCCTTATTTAATATTCCAGATTTACCACAAGAAAAACAGTTGTAGACATTCTTCTCTTCATTGTAAGAATAACAACCTTTGTGATCACAATGTGGACAATCTTGGTGAGTTACTTCTGCCATATTTACCTACTTATGTTTACTTAAGTATTATTATAAATCTTAAGTTTTATACTTACGTTAGGACACTAATGTATATCAACATTATGTAAAATTTGTAACATCACAAATTGTTACGGACTTTTGATAGGGCTGCTTTTTCTTTCCTACTCACCCACATTTTGTTGTGTCCTAATTTATTTCCTACCTCATCTTGTGTCATGTTGCCAAAATACCTCATGTCAATTATTTTCAACTCTTCTTCATCAAGAAACTCAATCATCTTTTTCTTAATGTGCCTTATCCACTCTTTTTGTTCATACTCAATTTCCACTGATGGGGTGGCAGAGCAGCTTTCATCTAATTCAACAGTCTCAGAATACAAAGCATTATGCATAGCTAGGTATGTCCAATTTTTTATATCATCGTCTTGAGACATAGATTTTGACCATGAGTGAACTGGAACATAAACGGATTGTCTTTTTATATTGTAATAATCATTCATTGCGAACGCTGCATGGGTATAAAATAAATTCTTTTTACTCTCTCCTTTATTTTTTAGTTCGAGACACCTCATTACACCCTCAGAAACAAGATCATTATATTCCTGTGGGTCTTTATACTTCTTTGCTAACCTCTGACACATTTTTATTATATCGTTTTCATTCATGCTCTATGTCCTCTATGCATATTAACTGAAAGCCTTTATCAGGCACTGTGTCTTCATACTTCTCGAATCCATAGAAGCAATCGTACATCGACTGATAGCTTTGCACATTTTCCACTGAAGGGATGCCATTGTCCATCCAAACAAGAACTAACACCCACTTCATAGACTTGGACTCATCAAGCTAAATTTTTCATACCATGACATACCTTCTAACAACAGCCACATCACCACTGGTAAGCCTATTATAAAAAATACGCAGACTAGAAAAGCCCATCCTAAACCTTTTGTCGTACAATAATTCTCAGCCATTTTCTGTTCTCCTTAATGCTGCCCAAGAGATAGGATATAAACCCAACATATACATATCTATCGCATAAGCTACAGAACTTGTTTCAACTTGCGTATCAGACGTGCATCGTAGGTTACACATATCGGAAAAGGCATCTAGTGAGCCAGACCAGTACCACTCAGTCATCATAGACTGTGGCAATATCATACGTGCTTGTTCTGGACAAACTCCTGCCTCTAAAAGTTTATTATAACACTCCAGTGTTTCCCATTTTACTTTGCCAAATGGGGCTAGGCCATTTACATCTACCACACCCTCACTGCCTTGCTTCTTGTTTTTACTACGTCCACGCCACTTCTCAGGCCAATAAAACTCTGGCTCATCATCCACATACCTACGGCTAATCTCATTCCATCGTAAGAATTTATGCTTCACCAGTTGTCGAGCAACAAAGATAGGAGCTTTAACATGAAAGGTTGAAAAGCAATGTCCAAACGGACTCATATGTTTATGCTTTGCTAGGTATCGAATAAGGTTTTTATCTCCCTCCTTCATTTCATATTTGCCACGTTGTATGTCAGTACACTCAAGCTCAGAGTTTTTATTAAAGCTTACTCTAGCTGCATTTACTACAGTAAGATCATCACCCATGTGATTTATATATTTTACTTCAATCATCTCTATTTCCCTTGAACCTATGCTTAAAGAAAACAATCGTGTTTATTAGCGTGTTCAAAGTTATCATAGCTAAGATCCACCATTGCGACCAGTTCAGATTAGCTTCCTCTATCATTTACTCTCCTATATTAGTTGGCGCGTAGACCTCACCATTGTACTGACTACCAGTTTCAGTATCAGCGCCAAAGTTAAACCATGCTAAGATAACTAAGATCGCCATGATCCAGTAGAATGAAACCTTAGACCACTTGATGAAGCCCTCGAATGTTTTCTTAGCTTCTATCTCTGCTAGTTCACTTGGGGTCATTCTATATCTCCCCTTCTTCATGTTCTTTTACTGTTTGCTCCCACAACTCAACAAACTTACTAACTTGATCTTTGTTTAACTCACAAGAGCCTCTGAAAATGTTAGATATTGTTACAGAGCCATCATCCCAAACTAACATGTGAGTTGCAGGGTCAACTACTTTCGCTGTTTTTATACGCATCACTATCTCCTTTATGCTTACGTTTTCTATATATAATCTTTTTCTTTTCCGTTACAACCCTCTGTTTATATTTAGGTTGCATTAAATCTTTTGCCATTGGGTTAGAACGCGATATCTCCTTCTTCATTATATGGACTCCTAAAATAACCACTCTTCATACATTCGACTTTAGGGTCTACTAACTCCTCTAAGGCTTCTAATTCCGTTGGGGGGAGTATACCCATCCTAATCAACTCATTTTCCATCTGGGGCGGTATAGAATACATGATCGCCAATCCTTCCATCTTCTTTATAATGCTTTGTCCATGAGGGACGCACACTTAAGGCGTGATAATGGGTAGAGGTCATCGCGCTGCTATCCTTCTCAAAAACCTTTAAGGCTACTGCACGAGCCGTTAATGCTGCTGTCCATTCTATTTGATTATTTATTATGTAGTTTTCTATCCTATCTGGTTTTCCATCGTGGGTAAAAGAGAACTGCCTATCATCAAACACAACGCCACAAATTGTATTAGGCCATCTATGATCCTCGACCCTGTTCATTACGACCTCTGCGATAGCGTACTGCCCCATCAGAGGTTGGTCACGACCCTCAAAGAAGATCGCAACCGCTAAACACTCTAGACCTATCATTTATCTAACCCTTGATCACAAAAGTCTTTTATTAGGCTTAAGTGTTTTTTACTTGCTCCCACCAATATTGATTCTATCAAGTTTTTTACCACCCTCCCCTTTAGAGTTATTACTGGTAGGTCTTTCGGAGAGCCATCGAATATCTCCAACTTTGTTGTATAAATTCCAAAGCCATTCTCACTATATTTAGCACCTTGCCATTTATAACCACTTGCTTTGAGGCTTTCACTAATTCCCTTACTGGGTAAGTTAATTTCAATACTCATATCAAACCCTCAAAGTTACTGATTTTATCGCAGTCACTCTTGACAGATTAAATGAGCGCCATGCACCCTTGTCCAGATCCACCACAGGCATGTTGTCCTTTAGCTCGAACTGTGGCTTGTCTGGCGTAGGCATTGTGCATATCATTTTACGTTCCGTACCATCTCCCTTCTGGAAGGTTACATGAAACGTGTTATCGTAACCAATCTTTTGTAGTGTCTCTAGTACTCTGCTTTTAGGTATAAACATTTTTATCTCCTTGTTTCCATTGATACCCTTGTGAAGTGATTCGCATTGATTGTCAATTGTTAAGCGTTGCAGATTCAAAATCATTCCACTCTTTAAGATCTTCATAACAAGAACTGTCTAGATTTATCTGAACATTACATCCGTTAAGGCACACACTTTCTATCTCACTGCTTAACATTACAGAATTATGTTTTCCTATATACACTGACATTCTATCTGATAAAACCTCAATTAGATTACATATTTCTTCATTAGATAGGCTGTTAGCTATGCCCAATACTTTTTCAAATTTAGTTGTCATGTTATCACTCATTACAATATTTATTGATAAACGTCATTTCGATATTAACATGTCTGTCGTAATGCGTATATGCATCAGCTAATTTATTAGCGACCTTGTTAACCTTTAGTATAAACTGTTCTTTATCCTCATAGTCAGAATTAAAGAATGGTATTTCAACTATCAACTCTTTTGTTTCATCCACATAGTAAGCCCTGTCGATACCATACACCGATATCTTGGCATCACAATGATCAAACGCGCTTGTTTTTTCTTCAGTCATATCAATACTCCTTTCGATCTGTTTGTAGACTGTAACCTTTTTCGTATTTCCTAATTTCCTCTGGTGTCATATCCTGTTCAACAACAATATCACGACCCAA